AATATCGTATTTTGACTGCGTTTTTATACGCACATAATAAGTTTCAGCAGGTTTAAGATTTCCGCTTATCCTAAATGTAGTGGCTGAAGCCTGTGCTACTCCATAAGCCTTATAATCGTCGCTTCCTTTTTTTAACTCAATGATGTAAAGCCGCAACAGTTCTTTCTTGCTTGCCGGCGCAGTCCAAGAAACATCGATATTTATCACCCAAGTCCCGTCGGTATTAGCCCAGCCGACCTCTGATAAAGCAATATTGGTAACATCAGGCACTGCTTCATAGGGGTTAGGCGGCGAACCATAATCCCAATCATCAAATCCGGTGCCATAACTGTCATTAAGGACTGAGCTATTATAAGCTTGACAAAGATATTTGGCATTTCCGAAGTTTGCCTCATTTATTTCAATAATCCGAAATAATGCCGCAGTCCAGTCTGGCCGGGAATGAGTAACCGAAACAACATCAAAAGGCTCACAGTGCATTGCTGACATATTGCTTTCAAACTCGCACCAGATATCATTAATCTTGCGGTCATACATTATCTTTTTAGCAATGCGGTTAGCTTGAGACTGCCTGATTATCCCCATTGCGCTTATAGTTTCATCACGTACACCGTGTATTTCCTGATCTAATTCATCTTCGACCCAGGCAATGCGTTTAGGATTTTTCGCTTCTAATGCGGAAAACCACTCCACGCCCAATTTATTCGGCGTATCTTCCACTTTTCCATAGCCATAGACGAAGGTGCCGCGAGTGATATTATCTTCAGTAAAAGCCTGAACTGCTGTCTGGCTGGCTTTTTCGATTACTAATTTATATTTACCCGCGCTTCTAATCAACCCGCCATTAAAAGTAACCAGCATCTTTGCCAAGTTATCCAATACTGGATTTTTAGTGTCGATAATTATATCCAGTTCATATCTGGCTTCAGTCCCGCCCGCGCCGTTATCCACTAACTCATCACAAACCTCTGCAACATCCCCAAAACTATCATTATCAATGAAACTTTCAGATAAGCCGCAGCCCCCTAAGGTAGTGCTTAATAATAGATAATCTCTGATAACCGCAGCCGGATTTTTAGAAGCGCTTACCGCATTGCTATCCCAGTTGTTTATAATTGAGTTCCACGTTTTTATCTTCCTTCCGGTTACTCTTGAATAAACAACTGGATTGCTGCTTACCTTATCTCCGGCAGTTATAGTTAGTGCTAGATATGCAAGATGATGCAGCCCTTTTACAACTCCGTCAGCTCGAGAGTCTGGCGTTTGCGTAGCAGTTCCATAATAAGGAGTATAGTTACAACCAGATAATCCAGCGATATCTTGTTCGTCAATTTGGACATTAGTAATCGCGGAAACTTCTCCTACGCTTAACGCTAAAAACCTTTGCACCGTAGTCCCGGGATCTGACTGCCAGATGATATTTCCACCAACAACAATAGGCCCGCCATAAATTATTGGAACAATTCCTTCATTAGAAAAGGTATTGTCTATTATCGGCGCGGAATAGCGGGAAGTAGGTTGTTTTAATTTGTCTTTTAATTGAGAGGCCTTTACCGCAGTATAAATAGAATAGACGATCGTGCCTATTATAGCTAAATGAATGATAGCGACAGTCGCAGCAAAGGCGATTACACTTCCGCCAAAAAATGTGGTAGCGACAAATATACCTATCGAAACAGGGTCAGCATAAGCGTAGTTATAAAAACTTAATAGAAATAATAATAGAAAAAATATTTTCTTAATCATAAGGGCGATATCCTATCAAAAAGAAATCTTTTAAATACCTTAATTTAGTAAGGCAAGAGCCGACGACTTTATCCATATGCAAAAGCTGTTTATCATTGATACATACACCTAAAGCCCCGATATCCCCTGTATTCTTAACAAGTACTATGTCGCCTTCTTGCAATTCGTTAAAACTTACGGGATTAGCAAAGGTCTTTATAACATTTACCATACGTTCAATATCATTTTTTCTATTTCTAAAAAATATATTCTTTCCGTCGGTGAATGGATATTCTTTGCCTTTTATATATTTATAATACAGCCAGGCAATACCTCGGCAATCACAACCAAAGAAATCCTTTCTATTAAGCCGAAAGGGTATTCCGATAAGTTTATTTTTATCAAATTCTTCCATCATTTTGTCAATGGTATTGTATGAAAACCATGATAATTAGCAGTATTAGCATATGGCGTAGTACACATAGCTAAAGTTTTATCACAGCCGCGATAAATGATAAATGTATCTCCGACTGCTACAGCATTATCTAAAGCATAATCAAAAGTGGCCGTAGCACTATCAAAATCGACTATCTTTCTTGAGTCTCCGTTATTATTTCCCGAAGTAAAAGTAACTACTCCATAATTCCAATAATCATCTGCATGAGTTAGATTAGCTGTATCGATAAGCGTTGTAGTAGTCCCACCAGTCGCGGCGCCTGTAACCTTATTTGCGGCTAATTCTTTATTAACAGTACAATAACTGTCTCCAAATTTAGCATTACATTGTATCTGATATGGCCAGCCGGTCTCGAAATTCAACGAACCGATTATCGGAACGCAGGTTGCTTCAGCTCTTTTTTCCGGAAAAGCTATAGACTGGATAAACCCGTCAAAAACCACTTTTGCATCCAGATAGGAGCTTAAATGGTCTCGAAAGATTAGCCGTGTAACTACCCGTTTATTGCGGAAATCATGAGCCGCCGCATAGGCGCCCATTGCCTTATTGACATTGTCTAGACGGTAATTGACGCGTTCTATCTCTCCCTTAGCGTTTCTTTTCACGCCAGTCCTTAATACGCCTAAAGGAGTATAACTTTGTGCAATATGTCCGATATAGGTGAAAAAAGTTATAGCCCGATAGAAATGAACGAAATGCAGTGTATTTGAATCTTCGAGAGTCTGGCTGCCTAAGTATAAATCGTGGATCTCAACTGGTTTATGTAAGGCTTGATTTTTAATAGCGATTAATGTTGCTGATAGGCTTAACATAATTAAGCTCCTGAATTGCTTGATGAACTAGAACTGCTTGATGAACTAGAACTTCTTGAACTTGAAGAACTTGATGAACTAGATGAGAAACTTGAAGAGCTAGATGAACTGGAAAAACTCGAAGAACTTGAACTTGAAGAAGAGCTTGAACTCGAAGAGCTAGATGAGGAAAAACTGCTGCTTGATGAACTGGATGAAGAACTGCTGCTTGACGAACTACTTGAAGAACTAGACCAAGAACTTGAACTTGAAGAACTTGATGATATGCTTGAAGATGAACTTGAAGAGCTAGAATTCCCCACTGGAGTATTATAAGTTGTCCAACGCACCTCTTTTAAAACCATACCGGCATGTAATAACTGATACGCGGCGAGTTCTCTGGTTAGCTTATCTTCAGCAAATCTTACCTTAAAATAATACTCGTAAGTTACCAAGATAGCCCCGCTTGCAGGTATTGGGTAAAAAGTAATATAAGATTTTTCCGTGGTAAAATTATTGCTTAATGTGTAATTAGTATTTGCTACGCCTCCGACGGTGCAGGAATGATTTGCTGATGTATCCACTGGAAAACTGCCTAATAGAAAAGCAGCAGTCGAACCATTCGCCGTGCCGACATTTTCAGCTGAAGCCTCAAATTCTGTTAATATCTTAACAAGAAAAAAATCATAAGCGCCTAATCTATTTATATAAAAATTCCAAATAATATTCATCGCTGCCTGAGTAAGAAATTTACAAGAAAGCCGATATTCCCTTAATCCGTGATCCCATAAGGCGTCGCGGTATTCTTTGCCAGATTCAGATTCAGTGATAACAGAATTGAAAAAAATTGTTTCAGAAAGGCCAAATTCGGGCTGCAAATCTAAGATATCTGAATTTGCCATATTATCCCCACCTCTGTGAAGTGCTTCGTAAAGACTGGTTATCTCGAATGGCTCCCTCTGAGGCTCCGGCATAGATATCACCGTGTTGCTGTAGTCTTTCCCTAAAAGAACGCTCATCAATAGTCTGGATATAATAATTATTGATGACTGTTCCTCCGCCAGCCTGTTCCCCGCGGTTTAACTTGTTTAGATTATCTACTCCTAAAGAACGCATGCCAGCTCGGTTTAACACGCCTTCGCCTTCAAGTAACGTTGCCGAGACTTCGCCGCCGGAGTGGAATTTCTTCCTTTTACCATAACCAAAACTATCTAAATCAGACATAACATAACCGCCGGTATGCGCGAAACCGCCTCCGAAACCTAAAAATCCACCAAGGCCTATTTTAATCAACGCAGCATTAACCATTATCTGCATAATGGTTTTTAGCATTAAATCGCCGAAACTTACAACAACATCTTTAAGGCTTTCAAATTCGCCTTTAACTATCTTAACAAAGCCATCAACCAAAGAATCCCGCATTCCAGTTACTGCTGCCTGCATAAATGTCTGCATAGCATTAAATTTAGCGCCTGCCTCGTTTGTCATATTATCTAAATCTGCAACGAGGCCTTTAACATCTATTTTCATCTGCGCGGCTACGGTATCGGCTCCTTCAAGTATTTTTGCATAAAGGTCAACAGCGCTACCTGTCATGTTCCCTAAAGAAATATTAGCTTCATTAATATCTTTTATTAAATTTTTATTAGCCCCTTTAAATGTTTCTCCCCATATAGCTATTTCATCTCCAGTTCTGATTAGTTGTTTTTGTATTCCCTTTGTGGCTGGAATTATTGATAATAAAGCAATGACGATAGCATTAACCGCTAATAATATCCTAGAGACAAATTCTGCTATGCCGATAATTATTACATCAATTATACGCCCTACCTGCATAATTGCAGTTACCATACCCTTAAGAACAGTCCAAACCCCTATTAATGCGGCTAAAATTCTTTGCCACGACCACGCAAAATTGTCTGTTACTTCCTGTGAGTTTTTTAATGCTTTATTATGCCTGATTACTTCGTCTGTCATTAATTTTAAAATAGAAATAAAATAGGGTGATCTAGTTATAATATTACCTAGACTTTCATGAAAATCACTCATTGCGGCTTTCCAAATACTCATCTGACCACTAAATGTTCCGGCCATAGCCACTGCTGCACCGCCTACTGATTTTTCTATTGCACCTACTATGGTATTGAAATCTTTAGTTTTTTTGGTTGTCGCATCAAGTTGAATACCTAAATATTCAAGACGAGAAGCATTTGTAGAAAATGCCTGTCCTGTTGCTTTTGCGATAGAAGCCAAACTCATTTCTTCACCGCTTCTGGAACGCACTAACTTAGACATATCCACTAAAAGTGGCAAAAGTCGTTGAATTTGTTGCTCATTCAATTTAAAAGTAGCTAATATGGATGCAGCGGAAATTATCTCATTATCACTGGCGCCGGTTAAAGTCTGCAAGGCCGAGGCCTGTTCTATAATAGCATTAGTGCCTGCCCTCGAGCCAGCACCTGTGGCCGCAAAGGCAGCGGCTAAACGGCGCTCTGCATCTTCTTGTTGACGAGCAGCCTCAACAGATTCTCTAATAGTATTGATTAAAGGCCGTAAGGCAAACATCCAGACTAACAACATATTACGGATAGAGCCAATTTTTCCAGCAAGGCGGCCTATTTCTTCGCCAAGATAACGGCTATGCCGGCCAGTTTCAGTCATCGATTTACCCATTTTGTCTATATCAATAGCCGCAGCGCTGCCTTCTTTCTTTATATTAATGCCTAATTTCTTTATGGAATTAATCTGTTCTTCGGTAGCTTTGATGAACTTACCCGTAGCCTCATCCTTAAACGATAAAAAAACTTTAAATTGCTGTTCGCCTGCCATATCACACCTTATACTTTTTGTTTATCATCTCTATCTCCGCTGACTCTAATATATCAAAGATATCCAATAACTTGACCGGCTGTTCTGAAACACTGCCTCTAAACGGCAAATGCCCCTTTTTATAGTATTCATAATACCTGATATATTCTCTTATTTCAGAGGGCAACATCTTCGCCACGCACTTATCCGCCGGTTTTCCGTCTATCATATACGGTTGAACCGGCTTGCCGAAACAACCCCGGAATTTCTTCTGGTGTTCGTTACAGCTATGGCAATCGAGGCCGAGGCTTGAGACCTCGACTGCCAGTTTCAGTTTTTTGCTAATTCCGCGCTTACCTGGTTCTCTCCCCAGATAGCATTAGCCAGTTCGGTAATAACGAATAAAGGGATTATCTTTAATACATCTTCTGTAACTGCCTCAATTTCTGCGCCGAAGACTTTTATTTTTTCAGTCTTGAATTCGATTTCTTTATCACCTGACTTAAAATTCTTAAAACCTTTTAAACCGTATTTAACGATAGAAAAATTATTCAATGCCAAATCCATCTCGCCCTGCACATAGACAGGATTACCGTCTTTTATTTCAATCTTTCCAAAACTCGAAATAATTTTTGCTTTTGTGATAGAGTCTAACGGGCCTATCAGCCATATCGTCGGATTTTCTTTATCTGATTTTAATACATATTCTTTTATCTGACCAAATGCGATTGCGTCAATCATAATTTTTTCTCCTTTTTTAATATTTTAAGTTAATAAACTTTTTCGCCGCTTTCTGTGCTCGCTCTCTAAACCAACGTTCCATTCTTGCGTTTATTTCTTTCTTCATTTTTGAAGAAATACCAAAGAATATCCATTTTTTAATTCTTCCCTTTTTAGTTCTTACGCCTTCTTCTTGAAGTATTCCTGCCACATAATCCCTTTTTGGCTTGCCCCTGCCAATTACTCCTACAATAGCTGTATTTCTGTAAGGTTTATAAGCGTGGATAGCACCAAGTAAAATCCCTTTTTCAATTAATGCCGCACTAAAACCTTTTCTTGATATTGTTTTTCTTTCTAGGGCAGGAAAAGACGCTCCGTCAAGACCTCGTTGCATACGGATATTCTGCTGAATATCATTTTTTATTTCTTCGCCAAGTTGAGCTAATGGCACAGAGGCATCCATAAAATCAGGGATAGCTAAATCACATTCAATTCTACAAACAAACTCAGACGGCATAGGAACGCCCCTTTATTTTTATCCGCTAGAACTAGAACTAGAACTAGACGAAGAACTAAAAGAACTAGACGATGAACTAGAGCTAGAAGAACTAAAAGAACTAGCTGAACTTGAAGAAGTTCCTATAGTTATTGCTATTTCATCGTTTCCACCATCGCTGTTCTTGCAAACTTCACAGGTAGCATTCATTATCCTGATACCGCCCCTATCTCCTTCCTTCAATCCGGTATATCTTACCGCCGGTAAGGAAAATTCGATGCAGTTACCGTTAGAATCATTGATTCTAATCACTGCTGCCATAGTACCCCGAGAAAGTATCAAAGTATAAAAATCATGGTCGGTAGCCGCGACTAATTCAGGGTCAAATGTCATTATGGGGTTTCTTCCTGCGATCTTTACATAATCAATACCAGAAGAATCCTGCGGCTTGGGGGATATTACGAGTTCATTCTGCAGGTCAATCTCGCAGGCATCTAGCACTAACGAATCGTCAGCGATTGTAACTGTCGCGCCCATGAAGATAAAAGGCACCTGTGGCGGATATGTCGGCGTTAATAACGCCGTATCGCTATGTTCTGAATATTTTCCTTGAAATGCAAATTCGCAGAATACCGGTTCGCCTACTTTAAACTGGAACTTTACATTTCCAGCACAACCGAACATCGTCTTTCTAAAACCATCTTCATATTTGGCTATTGTACAAGTTACAAAACTGCTTGAAATTGGCTTATAGGTATTTATTCCACCCGGAAAAGCTTCTGAAAGCCCGCAGGCCTTTAAAAATGGAGAAATCGGCAGAGTCTTGCCTTTATATCCAACTCCTGACTGAGGCCCCATTAATTCTGCCTTAAATCCTAAAGACATTTTTCTTGCCCCCGGTTCTGAAGCGAACCGCGACATATGTTTAATTACTGGGTTTCTTTTAAACTGTTCAAACTCCGCATCCATTACAGGATCATACGCTAATATTGTGGCCTCTGCCGCTGTTAATGTTTCGGCTGTGCCACTAGTACCTTCTACCTTGCCTGCTAATTGGGCGATTCTGGATATCTTAGCTGACATTTTTATAACCCTCCTTTTTAGATGATACGGTCGGTAATACTAATTGCTATCTCAACAGTATGTACTACAACTTCACCAAGTTTCCCTATATTAAAAGTGCCTGTTATCGGCACATGCACCATTATCGCTTTTCCGCCCAGCGTTGGGTCATCAATAAAATCAGCGCAAATTGTTTCCACTAGGTCTTGGAACGTCTTTTCAGTCGCCAGAGCATCATAGAAAGAATAAAAACCGCGAATAATAAACTCATGGACTGTATCTTCGACATCTCCTGAACCTCCTCTGCCTGTCCGGGAAAAAGATTTCCTCTCAATCTCCCAAGTGTTTACTTTTGAGTCTTTTACGAATAATTCCTTATAAGTCGCCCAATCCGAACAAAAACGCTTATAATCGTAAACATTCTCAACGCCAGAGATCGCTTCCAATTTAGTTTTGATTTGTGTGCGGATTAAGCTTAATGACATTGTTATCCTCTATTTAATAATATAATTAGTAATTTGTTTTAACCATTGTAATCTATTTTCAGTAGGCAAGAAATTATTGCATCTACAACACAAAATCCCAAAAGCCTCCTTTTCCCATATTTTTATATTTTTTTCTGTGCAGGGGTGTCGACGATACCATAAACTAGGTACTATTTTTATATATTTTCCTTCAGATTTATGGTCAAAATAAACTGTATTATTTGCAGCATTTTTACGAATCCATTGTAATTGTTTTTTACAAACTTCACAAAGAGGATTCGCCCCATACTTTTTTATAAAATAGTTTTTCCATATGAAACAAGTTCTTTCTAAGTGTGCTTTTTGGTATTTATAATCAGTTTTTTTCATATACGCTTTTTGGCATTTATAATCAGTTTTTTTCATATACGCTTTTAGATATTTATATCCTGTCCTTTTGGCATATGCTTTTTGCCACTTATAATGATTCTTTTTAAAATACTCTTTTTGATTAGCCATATCTTATTATAGTATTATAGAGAGATAGAATAGATAATATATTACAAATAATAATTTGTAATATATATAAGGGTAGGTTTCTATCTCCGCCTTCTCCAAAATCTTTGTTCTGGGGTAATTTAGCGATATCTGAGCGGGTGCGTCAGCATATCCTCAGACCATTGATATATTATATCAAGGTCCTTAATGGCGACTCCGGCCGAAGCAGCCGCGCCGCCTTTAGCTTCTTCCCCTAAGCCCATCAGCGAATTGTATATAGCCAGTTGTTCTTTAGCCAAATTCGTATAAAGATCGGATTTGCGCTGATAGTCAATAACATCCGCCTCAAGGGTAGAATCTGTGCTTTGTGCAAATTTTGCCGCAAGAGCCCAGAAACAAAGACAGGCAGTAAATGTTACTACTGCCTCTATATCATTATCATTAATGGTACAAGTTGTTTCATCTAATGTATGCGGTAACGCATACTCGAATCTCGCTATTTTATCATCTGCTGGGATAAAGGTAAGGAATCTTAAATAAGTGGTTGTAACAGTAGCAACCAATTTCTTAAAAAATTTCCAGTCAATCGATTCAAGATATTCGGGGCTTTGGTAATCATCTGCCGGATATTCTATCTCTCCTATGATATAAGAGAAATTATCCACCCAGCCAGCCGGCATGGCAAAATCGTAACTGGTGCCATCGCCAGTCAGCTCGTGGATTTTTGTATGTGGCCTATCTTTAGAGAAAATCAATACAGCACGCTGCAAGATACGGTATTTATCGTCGGGTTGCAGTTTTTCCGCGTCGTCCTGCAGAACAGTTTCGAGGCGTGCTAGATAATCTTCTCTGGTATAGCTCATTTAATCCTTGCCTCTATACGAGATAATCTTTCGGATATTTCTTTATCAAATTGCCTATGATAAGAAAGATGATTATTAAAATATATTTCAGATTTTTCAAAACCGTATCTAGTTTCTGCTTTTAACTGTTTTACATCTTCTCTCATTGCACCAAGAATAAAAAGCATTATGGTAATTAATACAGGAGTAATGAACCACATTATAGCTCCGTATCCATTAATTTTAGCGTTGTTCATCTTTTATCTCCTCTAAAATTAAGAACTAGTAGATGAACTAGAACTAGACGATGAACTAGAACTTGAACTAGACGAACTGGAATAAGTATTGATATTAGGGACTACTTTTCCTAATAACTGAAAACGCCTGCGGTAAACCATAAGGATGTTGCAGTCATTTTCTACAACATTAAAAGCTCCGCAAGCAATATTTTCGCAAACTATCCCAGCCGCTCCGTTATTCTTAAAAGGGCATTTATAAGCCGGATATGCCATTATTTAACTCCTATATTTATTGGCGGAAGATATTTCTATCTCCCGCCAATTTATTTTAACTAAACTGCGCTTTCTACATAGACATCGAATATCTTGAAGAACGCGCCTGTAACACCGCCGAACTCAAGTGTCTTAACTCCGCTTTCAGTAGCAGTTATTTCTACTTTGACATATCTGCCATTCTTATGCGTACAAGCGACTTCCTGCCACATCGCAGTATCCTGCCAAGTCGCGATATTAGTGGCTACTGCTGTTTCCCAATTACCATTAGTTTCGCTGACATAGATATTAACATTAGTTGGGTCGCAGCTTAAATCTCCGCCTGAACGGCCTCGGACTTGCTGCACATTGTAGATATTGCCTAAGTCAATAACAAATTGATGTGTTTCATTAGCAACATGTACCCAAGTATTTGTTCCAGCAAGAGCTTCTTCTATTGTGTGAGAACCATCATCTCCGCAGTCAGCTTCAAGATAAGTATTATCTATCCCAAGCCAACCAGTTGTAGTTGAACTAGAGCTAGATGAACTAGAACTAGATGAACTCAATGAACTGCTTGAGCTAGATGAACTGCTTGAGCTGAATGAACTAGAAGAACTGGATGAACTAGAACTCGATGAACTAGATGAGCTTGAACTGAATGAACTGCTTGAGCTGCTTGAGCTACTTGAACTAAATGAACTGCTTGAAGAACTAGAACTACTTGAACTTAATGAGCTACTTGAACTGGATGAACTGCTT